GGGCTTTATGGAATGATTTTCCCTCTGAGGATTTGTGAAATCTGCGGAGACCCCTTAACATAGCAGATTTATTCTTCTTCCAGCGCATTTTAGCTATTCTACTAGCTGTTGGATTTTTTCGTTTCTTCTGGGACACAGTCCTTCGGTGTATAGAAAATTCGTCAATTACATACATAGATTCTAAATGGTCTACTATGGAATTGTAAACAACCGAAAATTCGGGAGTTCCTAGAGACTCAGTTAAAATACTTTGCAGTTTAGGTATCATGGGGAAGGAATCATTTACAGATAAGATAGATATAATTCTTCCGTATTTAGAAGTATCTACAAATTTATCCTCTGAGATACTTATGAATCTGCTTAATCTTTCTACTAGCTTACTCACCTTTACCTCTTTCTCTAACTTCTACTTTATGATGCCTAATACCTGAAACACGTCCCCTTTCAGATTCTATGAGGGAGAGTGACTTGGGAGAGTGGCTTAGAGCTTCTAGTTTTTTCTGTATATCCTCTTTAGTTTGATTCTCTCCGTCAGAGATAACAGCCTTAAACAATTCCTCGTAATTAAAATCCGGAAGTCTAAGATAGTTCTCAAACAGGTATTTTGTTAGGTATTCTAGATTTATTGGAACTCCCTTGTCGGACACGGAATCTATTAGGGTTAAAATCTTTTCAACAAAGTCTGCTGAACTCGAAAGCATCTCATTCCTCTCTGTTTCTACGTAACTATCTACTTCCACTAAATTTATGGAGTATTTCCTTTCCTCGGAGTATTTATTTAATACGTCTAAGTGTATATCAAATAACTCATACAATCCCCTAAGCAAATATTTTTGGTAACCCGATACTTTCTTGGCATACTTAGAGTCTTCCTGCAATCTGTTTGTCATCGGAGAAGTGTCGTCGGATACTCCTATTACTTTATTTCTTTTTCCACTAAAATACTCTATGTCTTCTATGTGGGCTATGTCCATCTCTCCTCCTACTTGGTCTATACTAGAACTTCCCTTTCCATCAGATACGGGATGAAATACATCCTCCTCGTAAGAGAAGAAATTCTCCTCAGAATACATATCCTTATTCTCTGTATTAACAGCAGAGTTCTTTCTCCAGTTTCTTATGTACTCCCTCATTATCTTTATCTTTTCCTTGAGAGTTCCAGTTCCCACTTCCACGAAGTGATTTCTGTACAGTTTAGATTTAGACAGTCTGCCTAATAGAACTGCATCTTCCGCATACTTTAATCTCTTTGAAATAGATATAGCCCTGTACACATAAGATTTTCCATAACTGGGATTCTCATCTAAAAAGTAGCGAGTGAATAACTCCTTATTATTCTCCAGTAAAATATCGTCCTTTACGTACTCTTCTAAGCTTCTCCAGTGTATCATTTCATACCGTTGCAAGGGTATAGCTTCCGTATCTATTTTATATCCTACTAACTCCCCTTTATATTCCAATCTACAGACACTTCTAGGAGGACTATTGACTATCAATTTAGTTATTCCCTTATTAGGGTCTATAACCAGTCTACCGAACTTATCCCCGTATTTAATAACTTCTCTAACTATGCTAGTAATCTTTATCTTTAGGTCTAAGACCTCTATAAGATTATTCAATTCCCTTTCTAAGTCTTTGTCATCTGAAGTTATCCAAAGTGGAGATTTAGTTTGAAAAGAATACTGAGTGGCGTCGTCTGCCATATCTGATAAAACTTTAGATATAACCTCATCGTATTTATCTATAAAGTCCACGGAGTCATAGATATCAGAACGAGTATCCCTAGGAGCTGAATCTAAATATTGTGCATACTGGTTTGATAAACCTGCTAGTCCTGAACCTATGCCCTTTAGGGAGTCATCAGTTATGTCTATCTGTTCAGGTCTATTTAGGTCTTTCTTTACTATAGACCTTTTAAAAAAGTTAAATCCTGCCAAAATCTTAGTTTTTAAATATAAGTGATATGTTAGTAATTCTATAGCATCTATTTATGATACACTGCTTGTCTATCTCCTCCAAGTCAGAACCTAAGTCTAACAACATCTTCAGGTCTGAGCAATCTTTTATCACACCCTTAGTCTTTAACACTGATTCTATAGTTGAGCGAGGGATGCCCTGTAGTATCATAGACTTTTTAAAGATTTCCCTACTTATATAATTAGTATTCATCGCTGTCATAAGTTTCTTCGTCTCCTGAAGACATTAATTCTGCTAATGAAGGAATCTTATTCCTAGCAGCAGCTATAGCAACTCGTATCTCAGAAGTTATTTGAGTTAATTGTTTAGATGATGGTTTACTTAGAGAACTCATAAATTCTTGTTCTCTGTAAAGAACCACGCATAGTCCAGCCAGAGAATCCGCCACGTCTTTAGACCCCGGAGTACCATTTATATTTATTTCTTGGTGGTCTACCTTTCCCTTTTGGGCATCTCTAGTCAGACTAAATAGTTCTACTAAATAATGCGGGTAGTTATACATATCTATCCTTCCTTCATAGTGAATCTGTCTGAGTGACAAATAAGCTTTGTCGTCTCTATCCACAGATACAACTCCTGTATTAATTCCCTTGGTAGACAGTTTCTGTCTAAAATATTCTGACTGAAATCCGTCAGTACTTACGTAATATATAGTTATACCAAAAGTACTCTGTAAGTCAAATACAAATCGGGTAATTTTTTCAAAGGGCAACCTTTCTCCCTCATAGTTTTTTACACGTATCATAAAATCTACGCACACTAGGGGTTCAGTATAGTCCTCGTGCTCTAAGTCTACGCTAGTACGAGATATCTTAGTTTCGCCATTTAGGAATCCACAACTTATTCCGCAAGCATCTCCTGTTATACCAAAATCCACATGCAGAGCTCTAGGTGCTGACGGATTTTTATCTACCCATTCCTTAAATGCTGAAGTATCCATGTAATCTACTAGTTGTTCTTCAGTGTCGTTAAATGACAAGTATACGGTAGTAGTCAAGAATATAGGCTTTCTAGAATGATTCACAGAAGCTCTAATGGATTCTCTGTTCTTTATAAGGGAACTAGTAGTCCCCACGGATTCCCCAGAAATATCCCGGAGAGAATTTTCAACATCAGTTTCATACGCTTCTCGGTATTCTATGGGAACATCTATTATCTTATAATCTGGGGGGGCTTCTTCATTAGCGAGCAAAACCCTTGAGTCTACCCTCTGATCGCCCTTTAAGACTCTAAATGTTTCCCCGCAAAATCGGGGAATCCTAGTCTTAGTAACAGGGTCAAAATAGTGAGTTTTTATCTTATATATGGGTTCATTCACTATATAGGTAGTAGCCTTACCCTTGCTTTTATCAGCGTGTTTTTCTAAGAAATCTGAATCTGCCTTTTTAGAACTTACTAAATACATATGCCCCGGAATTCTGCCCTTAGAATCCTTGAATCTGGATTCCATTCTACGAAGAAGTGATGTGTAATTTTCCAACATCTGGGACTTCATAGTGTCTCCTATCTTTACATCTTTACCAAAATTTGCCTCATCTAAAAGAGCCGAGAATGTATTGGAACCTAATGCATGAGTAAATTTAGATCCAGATATTACCTCTAAATTTTTAGGAAATATCAAATTGTTCTTCTTATACTTATCTACGGAACAGATTTCTCTTAAGTATGGAGAATTATCTACGTGTTCCTGCCATACAGAACTTCCAATCTTCTCAGATAAAGTCAGAGTAGTGTTAAACAGCGCAAATACTATAGATGACGAAGTTGGTAAGCCATAATAATTTTGAGGATTACGTAAGCACAAGATATTATACAGGTCGTAATTCATACCCGCAATAGCTATATAGGTTTTACCTAAGCCTATACCTCCTGTTAGTATTATTTCTAGATAGGGACTTCCAACTTTAAATATTTCTTGTAAATGAGGAACCCATCCATCAAATAAGTTATCTTTATAAATATTACCCAGGTAATAAGAATCAGTCATAAATGTCATTATATCTACTGGCTTTTGAATGTAGTCTACTTCCCATAATAACTCTAAGGTAGGACTTTCTCCAGTGGCAGATAACTCTCTTAATATCTGAAAAAACGACTCCCTCTCATGTAGAGACAGAGAGTCTATAAAATTTCTATCTCCGTTGCCTAATTCTAGGAGTACCCTATCTAGACCTTGGGAGTCCTCAGGACTTATTTTCATTCGGGGGTTGTTTAGTATCTCGCATTTCTATAAGCCTTTTAGCCAATATTCTAACTGACTCTCTAGCAGGTTTACTTAGAGTAGTTGTCCTCTCTACCACATCCTTAGAAACAGTTTGATTTATAGTAATACTAACTCCCTTATTCTTTTCAGTAAGTTCTCTGTTAGCTACCTTGTCAATAAATTCCAAAGAAAATTTGATGGTCTTATTTATACTTTCTATTAAAACTAATAAATTTCCAGGAATCACACTTTCAATAACCTCTGGAGAATACATTCTTCGTTCAGCTACTTCTAATGAATCTATCAGGCTAGATACTCTTTCCATCTGCTTGTAAACCATCAAACTCATATAAGTATTTCCTGTCTTAGATGAAGTATCTAGTAGCCTAGTTAATTTGTTTATCTCTTCAGAATTGTCTTCAAACGGAGCACGCCCTAATAGGAAATTAGATATGCGAGTCATGTCCAGAGAAGGAGCTATACTTTCTACTACAGCAACAGCCGAAGTCTCTTCTGGGATCTCCTCAGTATCTGTTACTTTAGCTACTTTCTTCCAACTATTGTAAGCCTTATACAAATCCTCCTTAGAAACAAATAGTTTAAATACTTCCTTATACGTAGGGTCATACTTTCGGCATAACCATGTATAAGAAGTTTCACTAAACTTTTGCTTAGTGGCATCTAATTCCTCCAATATCTGGAATATCCTTCTTTTCTCTGAAGATACAATCATTAATTTTTATTTAAAAAATCTAGTATTTTAGAATCTAAGTTAGGGTCTGCACTGAACACTGTTGATTCAGTAACCAGATCAAACAGTAAGAACCTATCTAAGTTATCCATCAATTTAACAAATTTAGCCGAGGGTTCTCCTTTTACAAAGGACTTTATTTCAAAAGTTCCTCTGTTTAAGATTCTGCTATATATGTCAATTGTGGTCAGACAATGAATATGAAGAAATTCCACACAGTTCAGGTCAGACACTTTACCTAGGCTGGTATTTAATAATGAATATTGATTCTCATTTATAAATTCGGAATTGTACAGAGATTCTATAAATCCCCTTTGACTCTCAAAGGGGAAAGTATCAAACACATAAGTTACATTGTCATTCAGACTTGATATCATATTGTTAGAATCCTTTATAAAATGCTGTTGAACCTCTACTATAGTATCTGAATCAAAACTGTCATAGAATTCGTATATCTTAGGTATTATAGATTCATCCTTTATGTTTTCATTCTTGAATTCTAAATTAAATTTAGTAGCTAAAGACTTAGCTAGAGTGGATTTTCCAGAGCCAATAATTCCTGATATAAATATTGCCTTTTTCATAATTTAACCTTGTGGGGAAGTAGGACGAGTTAGTGTTAGATAAGAGGAATTGCTAGCTGCCCCCGTAGAATCTATAATTTTAAAAAATAGTGTGTAAGCCTGAATATTAGTCTGGGATGAATGTAGGGGATACCATTTTAAATTTCCAGCTAAAACTTCTGTTAAAATAATAGGGGTACTAAGTATAACATTGAAACTTCCCACTTTTAATTCCCCCTCTGAAAAGGGATATACTATAAATAGGCTGGTAGCTGGATTTCCTTTAGAATTTGTATACCCTGAGGTGACATCTGATAATAGGATGGGCATACCCGTAGAAACAAATGAATCTATATCGACACTTCTGACAACTGGATTCACAGACGAAGCTACCTCGTCTCTCACATAATCTACAATATAAAACCACACCTCAGTACCTAAAAATGGCACTGTGTCAATAAGACCCATGATAACTTTGTTTTCGTCAACAGAATAACTTGAAGCGTAACCCATCGATAATAAATCTCCTGGAGTTACTGAATTAGGGGTTGGATCTATTGCATTTTGGGGTATTACAATTCTCTCAGATACATATAATTTAATTCCAAGATTATGTTGAAGAGTGTAGTTACTTCCCAGAGAAGATTTTGTAAAGGGGATGATACTTCTGTAAATGCCCCTACCGTCAACCCATTCTCCTACTTTGGAATCTATGGATTCCCACCCCGAAGACCCGTCATAGTTTCTATAGATCTTATTATTTATTATATCCATGCACAGTGCCCCATAATTAGAATTCAGAACAGTGTTTGGATTCCCTAAATATATCTCTAAGTAGTTTATCTTGTCTTGCTCGCTATTGAAAAAACCTGTAGTTAAACCTACTTTCCCTAAATCTTTTATCATAACAAAATTGAATCAGTATCTGCTTCTACATGTCCTATCGTACCATTGTATGAAAATGCCCTTTCTGTTCCCTGCGACAAAGTGTCATTCACCGTTAGGTGTCCTGTTTGGGAATTAAATTCCCACTCCAGAGTATCTGGGGTGTTCACTACCTTAACTTTCCCTACCTCCTTAACAAAATCTAGTCTTAGTAGTGTCCAAAGAAGATTGGGAATATAGTTTACAGAGGATTTAAATATACTTCCTATGCGTTTGGGTATTCTATACATTCGCACCCCTGTAGTGGGATTGTAAAATGCCATAAACTTTAAAATAAAAGGTGTAGTGGTACCACGTGTATCCGAAAGGTAGACCCCCGTAACTTAGATTCGTCTATTGAAGGAGTTGTATCTTCCACAGAAAATCTGAAGGGGATGTCATTCATAAAAATTCCGTTTAACAAAATATTAAACTCGGATTCTATATCGGATAATGTTTTATCTGTGTTAGATTCTCCCATGAAAGAATCTAAATGAAATTTTAAAATATTATAAAGTGTTGTATTAAAATTGTCTTCCAATTGCTGCGGGTTCAAGGAATTTATTCGTGACAGGGAGGAATTCATTTTAGAAGTGACCGAATCTAATCTCCCCTTTATGAAATCTACTTTTATTCTTCGCAACGAAGAATCTATTAGGATAGCTCTGTAGTACCTGTATTGAAATTCAGCCTTAGTAAAATTCTTAGGATTTTTTATAACTTCAAAAAAATCTAACAGACATCTTCGGGGGTTGTCAGTAGGTAGCATAATCTTTCAGGTATTTAGAGCAGTTTATCAGGGTTTTAGTTACTTACTAGTGATTCCTTCCTTAAAGGAAAGAGAGACCGAAGTAGCCTACTAGAAATCCCCCAATTCCTTATGTAGAGGTCTCTCTTTAATTCTTGATTTTATTAAGGATAACTGTTTCACTTTCGCCACAATTTGATATTGCTGTTGCTGTAGGTATTACTCTACCAAATATCCTAGTTTTTATTAGCCCTAGGAATTTCCATTGATTTCGTTTCCATCCACCCACAACAGCTATCTTATTATTCCATTCTCTACGGGTAACATTGACATTCAAGACTCCCGATGAATACACCAAATTTCCGCCTACCACTAAGCAGCTGGTAGAGTCTTTCCATTCCTGTTTAAAAGCTACGTCTTCTCGTATGTATTGAATTATAGGGGACACGTCATGAGATTGTTTTAAGCTATCTATAAGATGATGTTGAATGTAGACAATACTCTCTGTTTTTTGCAATTTTATATTTGCTTTAGATAACAAGTCCTTTAATTCCCTTTTAGA